CCCATTCGCACGCCGCGCCGCCTGACGTTCCATATCTGGACGATTTATTCGACCTTCACCACCTGGGTGAAGATTGCCGACGAGCGCGTCAAGGCCGGCAAGGACCGGGGCAAGATCAAGACCTTCGTCAACACCACGCTGGGCGAGGCCTGGGAGGAAGACCTTTCAGAGAAAGTCGATTGGGAAAAGCTGCGCGAGCGGCGCGAGGTTTACGGCGCCGAGGTGCCAGCACGTTGCGTTGTCCTTATGGGCGGCATCGACACCCAAGACGACCGTTACGAGCTTCGCGTGTGGGGCTTCGGCGCCGACGAAGAGGCGTGGCTGATCTACCGCCGGGTACTGACTGGCGACCCTGCCAGCGTTCACTTGCTGCGCCAGGTCGGCCTGCAGCTGCGCAAGCAATTTACCCGTGCCGACGGCACGAAAATGGACGTGATGCGGTGGTGCTGGGACTCCGGCGGCCACCACTCCGAAACCGTGCGCGCGCAGAGCCGCAAGCATGGCTTGCATTGGGTGGTCCCGATCTTCGGTGCCAGCACCTACGGCAAGCCCATTGCGAGCTTCCCGCGCAAGAAGGAAAAGAAGTCCAAGACCTATCTGACCGAGGTCGGTACCGACAACGCCAAGGAGGTCATTTACAACCGCCTCAAGCTGCAGCCGGACGGCAATCGCCCGGTGCCTGGCCTGATCCACTTCCCGGCCGACGATTCGATCTGTGACGACGACGAGCTAAAGCAGCTGACCAGCGAAACCAAGAAATGGGTTTTGGCCAAAGGTCGGCGCGTGCTGCGTTGGGACGCCAGTAAGAAGCGTAACGAGGCGCTCGACTGCTTTGTGTACGCCCTGGCGGCGTTGCGGATCAGCCAAGACAAATTCGGTCTTGACCTGGAGTCGCTGACCGACGACCTGAGCCCGGAAGCGCGAGGGTGGCCGGCACCGGAAGACGAGCCGGACGAGGACGACGAGCCGGACGCGCAAGGCGAGCCGGACCAGTCCGACGACGAAGACGAGCCCGACGAAGCCCCGGCCGAGCCCGAGGCAGAACCCAACGACACCACATTACCCGAGCCGATGGACGCCGACGGCTTCCTGGGCGTAGGAGACAACCCATGGCTGTAAACCCTCAGGAAATGCTCGACCGCTATGTGCAGGCTGAGTGCGACGTGTTGGCCGGCAAGGACGTGACCTTTGGCGGCCGCCGCATGGTAATGGCCGACTTGCCGCAGATCATCAAAGGTCGCCAGGAGTGGGAGCAACGCGTGGCAGCAGCATCCCGAGGCGGTCCCGGCTATGCCGTGGCTGTCTTTGAATGAACCGCGTTGACCGGGTGCTTGAGCCGCTGTTTCCCAGTTGGGTAGCACGGCGTATGGCCGCCCGTGACGTGATTCAGGCCTACGAGGCCGCCACCGTCACCCGTACCCACAAGGCCAAGCGGCAGGGCCGCAGCGCCAACGCCTCGCTGCAGAAAGACGGCCGCTCGATGCGCGAGCAATGCCGCAAGCTGGACGAAGACCACGACATTGTCATTGGCCTGCTCGACCGGCTGGAGGAACGGATTGTTGGTGGCCCTGGTATCTCGGTGGAGCCGCTGCCGCTGGATTACGCCGGCAACGTGCATAGCGAGTTTGCCGACCTGCTCAAAGCAGAATGGGCGGAGTGGTCGCTAAGCCCGGAAGTCTCGGGCGAGCTGACGCGGCCGCAGATGGAACGCCTCATGTGCCGCACCTGGCTGCGTGATGGCGAGGGCTTGGCGCAGATGGTGATTGGCAAGGTGCCCGGCTATCAGCACCTGCACAAGGTGCCGTTTGCCCTGGAGCTGCTGGAGCCGGATTACCTGCCGTGGGAATACAACGACCTTTCCAAAGGTATCGCCCAGGGCGTCGAACGTAACGAGTGGCGGCGCGTCCGCGCTTACCACGTTTACAAGCGGCACCCCGGCGACCTGATGGTGCATGGCCTGGCGCAGAACACCAAGGCGGTGCCGGCGGATCGGATGATTCACATCGCCTACCGCAAGCGGATAGGGCAGAACCGTGGCGTTCCGCTGCTGCACGGGGTAATCACCCGTCTGGCGGATATCAAGGACTACGAGGAAAGCGAGCGCATTGCCGCGCGCCTCAGTGCGGCCTTGGGCATGTACATCAAGAAGGGCTCGCCCGACGAGTACACGCCCGTACAGAACGCCAAGGAGCGCTCCATTCCGATCAAGCCCGGCATGGTCTTTGACGGCCTCCGGCCGGGCGAAGAGGTCGGGATGATCGAAAGCAACCGGCCTAATACGTTCCTTGAACCGTTCCGGTCGGGCCAGTTGAAGGCGGTCGCCGGTGGAACCCGCAGCACGCATTCCAGCGTGGCGCGCAGCTATGACGGCACCTACTCGGCGCAACGCCAGGAGCTGGTCGAGGGCCAGCTGGGCTACGACCTGCTGCAGCACGAATTTATCGACTACTGGTGCCGGCCTGTGTACCGCAAGTGGCTGGAGATAGCCATTGCCAGCGGCCGTATCGTCGTGCCGGCCGGGGTTAACCCCGACACGGTGTTCTCGGCGGTTTACCAAGGCCCGGTCATGCCCTGGATCAACCCGGTTCATGAGGCTACGGCCTGGCAGATCCTGGTGGAGTCCGGCTTTGCCGACGAGGCCGAGGTATCGCGCTCGCGGGGGCGTAACCCTGCAGAACTCAAGAAGTCACGCATTGCGGAAATCTTGATCAACCGGGCGAAAGGGCTGGTGTTCAGTTCGGACGCCTTCCACAAGTTCTACGGGAACAAAGGCAATGAATCCAAAGGTAAAGACCCCGCTGATCCAGCCACGGGCGGCAATCAGCCAGGCAAATAAGCCCGATGAAAGTTGGTACTCCCTGCGTGCCGCCTCGCGCGGCGTGGCCGAGGTCATGCTGTACGACGATATCGGCGCCTGGGGTATCTCGGCGCGCCAGTTCGCCCGCGATCTGGCAGCGCTCGGTGACGTGTCACAGATCGATTTACGCATTCACTCGGGCGGCGGCGATGTGATGGACGGCATCGCGATGTACAACATTTTGCGCGGTCACTCGGCGCGGGTAGTGGTGTACATCGACGGTATGGCCGCATCCATGGCCAGCGTCGTGGCGATGGCGGGTGATGTGATCTACATGCCGGCCAACTCCAGCATGATGGTGCACAAGCCGTGGGGCGGGCAGGTCGGTGATGCGGACGACATGCGCGAATACGCCGACCTGCTCGACAAGTTCGAGGGGACGCTGATCAGGGCCTATGCGCTTAAAACGGGCAAGAGCGAAGAAGAAATCGCCGCGCTGCTCAAGAAAACCACTTGGATGGACGGCAACGAGGCGGTGGCGGCCGGCTTCGCTGATCAGGTGCTGGAACCGCTCAAGGCCGCCGCTCAACTCAGTTCTAAACGTTTAGAGGAATACACCAGCATGCCAGAAGCAATGCGCAACTTGATGAATCCACGGGGCTCTGTCCCAAGCCCAGCGCCTGCGCCTGCGCCGGCACCTGCTCCCGCTCCCGCCCCTGCACCCGCTCCCGCGCCGACCCCCGCAGCTGACCCGCAAGCGGCCGCGCTGCTCGCGCAGTTCCGCGCCGAGGAAACCCAGCGCCGCGACGGCATTGCCGCTGCGTTCGTGGGCAACCTTGCCGTGGCGCATGCGACCCTGCTGCAGACCTGCCAAGCTGACATGTCCTGCACCGTCGCCGTGGCGCGTGAGCGCTTGCTGGCCGCGCTGGGGGCGGATACCGCGCCGGTGAATTCACCGACCACCCGCCATCCTGGTTATGTCGGCAATGGCAACCTGGTGGGTGACTCGGTGCGGGCCTCGATCTACGGGCGCCTGGGCTACGAAGACAACCAGGCTGACAACGCCTACAACTACATGACCTTGCGCGAGCTTGCCCGCGCCTCGCTGCAGGACCGTGGCATTGGCGTGGCCACGTTGCGCCCCCTGGATATGGTCGGCTTGGCCTTCACCCATACATCCAGCGATTTCGGCAACATCATCCTGGATGCATCGCACCGCGCGTTGCAGGCAGGATGGGCGGAATCCGAAGAAACCTTCCACCTGTGGACCCGTACCGGTCGCCTGAGTGACTTCAAGGTCGCCAACCGCGTAGCCCTGGGCTCGTTCTCGGCGCTTCGTGAGGTTCGTCCTGGTGCTGAGTATAAGAACATCACCCTCACCGACTCCGGCGAAACCATCAAGCTGGCAAGCTACGGCGAGATGTTCGCCATCGACCGTCAGGCGATCATCAACGACGACCTGGACGCCCTGAGCGCGATTCCGCGCCTGATGGGCATTGCAGCGCGAGCGACCATCGGTGACTTGGTGTACGCCACCCTGGTGGACAACAACAAGATGAAGGACGGTAAGCCGCTGTTCGACGCCTCGCGCAAGAACCTGTTCACCGGTGCCGGATCGGCCCTGTCTATCGAGTCGATGAGCGCTGCCAAGGCTGCCATGGCCCTGCAGAAGGCGAAGACGGCCGAAGGCGCCAAGCCTCGGACGCTGAACATCCGCCCGGCCTTCCTGCTGTGCCCGGTGGCCCTGGAAGACAAGGCCAACCAGCTTATCCGTTCCGCCTCGGTGCCGACTGCCCAGGTCAACGCCGGCGTCATCAACCCGATCAAGGACTTTGCGCAGGTCATTTCCGACCCGCGCCTGGACGATGCGTCCTCGTCCACTTGGTATCTGGCTGGCCGCCAAGGTAGCGACACCATCGAAGTGGCCTACCTGGACGGCGTTGACACGCCGTACATCGAGCAGCAAGAAGGCTTCACCGTCGACGGCATCGCCACCAAGGTGCGGATCGACGCGGGCGTCTCGGCGCTCGACTCGCGCGGCCTGAGCCGTTCCGTCGGGGCTTAACCCGCCGGCGTTACCAAGCACCCCGCACTCGCGGGGTTTGTTGTTTCTGGAGTAGGAGAAAGTACGACCATGGCCACTAACCATGTAAACAGCGGCGCTTCCGTCGTTCTGCCGGCACCCACCGGCGGCTCGGTGGCCGGCGTGCCGCAGGTGATCGGTGATCTGGCGGTCATTCCGCTGTCGAGCGGCCCCAAGGGGACGCTGATCACTTACCGCACCTGTGGCGTCTGGAATGTGCCGGCGGCGGCCGGACTCAAGGCGGGCGTCAAGGTGAGCGTGCTGGACGGCGCCCTGGTGGCCGCCGGCACGGCCAGTTCGCTGCCCTTCGGCAAGCTGACGACCGACACCCTCAACGGCTACGCCGAAGTGCTGATCGTCCAATGATGGAGCGCCCAGCGTTTCGCGGCCGGATGGCTGGATTGACTGGGCGAATCCTCGAACGCGTTGGCGACAGCGCCGCGCTTGAGGATGGCAGCAAGGTGCTGGGGGTTTTCAGCAACCCGGCCCTTGATCCCCAGTTGGGCAGCAAGCGCATGGCCAAGGGCGTCGACGCGGCCGAGCTGGACGAGCCCCGGTTTACGGTGCTGTCGGCCGTCGCTGAGCGTTTGCCCAGGGGCACCGCCTTGACCATCGAGCTACCGGCCCATGAGGGCGGCGGCCCGTACACGGTGGTGCGGCCCGAGCCTACTGGCGACGGCATGGTCGCCCTGGTGCTGGAGGTGAAGCATGCAAGAACCGCCGATATCGTCTGACGAGCCGCCGGTGATTCCCAGCGAGCTAACACGGCTGCATGAGGCGATGACCGCGACTCTGCAGGCGGAGTTGCCGCAGTTCCAGCTGATCGAGGCTTACCCAAAGCTGGTCAAGGAAGGTATGGCGCTGCCGGCGCTGCTGTACGCGGCCACCAACTTTGCCCCCGGCGATGATCCAGGCGACGGTCGCCTGTGCCTCAAGGTGACGTTTGAGGCGCTGGTTATGCTGGAGTCCAGCCGCGCCCTGGCGCCGCTGCAGGCGGCCATTCTGGCCAGCAAGCTGATGAAGGTACTGCAGCAGCAGTATTGGAATCTCGACTTTGCCGGGCCGACCGAGAACGCGCAGGCCATGCCGGCGGAGTTCTTGCCCGAAATGGCCCGCTGCGTCGGCTGGGCGGTGCAGTGGCAGCAGGACGTTTATCTGGGTGATACCGAATGGCCCTGGGAGAACGAGCCGCCCGGCTCGCTGGTGTTCGCCTTCGACCCGGACAGCGGCCCAGGCAGCGAGGATCAGTATCAGGCACCGGAGGCGCTGGCATGAGTTACGCGGCCGCGCAGGCCGACCGCATGCTGGCCGGCCTGGTGATTCCCTGTTACGTCGTGGGGGTGGATCTGGCCGCCGCCAGGGTGCGGGTTACCGACGGCGGCGACTGGACCAGCGCCTGGGTGCGTTGGCACGCGCAGGCCGCCGGCAAGGCCCGCCACTGGCGTGCGCCGAGCATGGGCGAGCAGGGCGTGCTGGTGAGTCCGAGCGGTGAGCCGGCGCAGGGTACGTTTGTGCCTGGGCTGTACGGCAATGCCGGTCCGCCCCCGGACAACCGCGACCATGTCGAGGTTTGGCGTTTCGATGATGGCGGGTCACTGGTCTACGACTGGGCGGCCAATAGCTACACCATCAAGCTGCCCACCGGCACGGTCAACATCGAGGTCGGCAGCAGCAAGGCGGTGATCACCGACGCCGCGATCAATGCCGAGTCGGCCGCGATCACGGCCAAGGCGGCCACCATCACCCTGCAGGGCGCCGTGGAGATAGTCGGGCCGTTACGCGTAACGGGCGACATTCTCGGCCTCGGGAAAATCATCGATACCGCCGGCAATACGGCGAACCACAAGCACTGAGGTTCAAATGGCTGAGCAAGATCCGCTGGCCCCCATCAACGGGACTGACCGGCACATGGTGGAAAAAATGGTTGGTTTCGGTATCACCGGTTTTGCGGACCACTTCCGCATGCTGAGTTACTGGCGGCGCTTGCTGGCTGGTGATAACGACCCGGAAGAAATCGCCCAAGGCCTGGCCACGGCGCTGATGGCTGGGCGCTATATCCCAACGCCGCGCCCAACCCGAGCCCCTGCTATAACCATCAACGTGACGGGCAATCTGGACCCTGATGCGCTTGCGAGCGCGATCAAATCGGCGGTTGAGCGGGTCTTATCCGGTCAGTGCTGACACTGAAAGTTCACCCCTAGAGGCCCGCTATGCGGGCTTTGTCTTTTCTGGAGCATCACTTATGGCAGCTAAGAAAACCGCCGCGACTGACGCGGCAGCGAGTGCGGACGAATCCGCCGTTGTATCGGGTGCCGACGGCGCCGTTGTGGAGACTGCGCCGCCCGGCGTGACTTTCATCGACCGAGCCTACACCTCGCGCTCACTGTTCCTGCAGGCCGGTGACGACCTGCGCGAGTTCAAGGTGCTGGCCGGCCGCGTGACCGTCCAGGA